ATGATGGATATGTTAATGAAGGCTGCCAATGATAGAAAAAAATCTAATGACAAAACCTAAGGATCAACATATAGCTGGTGCAAAGACTAAAGTTAAGGTTAAACCAAAACTTAAAGCATATCAAAGTTTAGATGCTCTTAGAAGAGAGTATGATATTAGAAGAATGGCTGATGCTCTTGCTAGTAATTTAGATCGTATGCCTAAAGATGAATTAATGAGAAGAGTTTCTCCACAAAATTCAACTAAATTAGAAGTAGAAGCATTGGAGAGAGCTTTAGGTCATCCTAGGCATTATGAAATATCTCCTTGGCTTGAAAATCCTGGACCAGAAGGATTTAAATTATTACCTTTTTCTGAGAAAAGAAAAAAACGTATGAGAGAAAAAAGAGGAGCAAAGAATGCCCCTATATGATTTTAAATGTAAATCATGTATGATAGAGTGGGAAGAGTTTAGTAAGATGGATGAGAAGGATGGTGTTAGGTGTGAACGGTGTGGTGGTGAGGGTGTTTCTCTCATAACCATAAGATCTAAACCTAATGTTTTTATGGAAGAGTACGATGAGGGATTGGATGCTGTGGTTACGGGTCCCGCTCATAGAAGACAAATTATGAAGGAAAGACATTATGAGGAAG